TTTCTATCCCCGCCCCCAGGTGATTTCGCGGTCCTGGATCGCTGTGACGTATTCGAAGCCAAGATCGCCCGGGAACAAGACCTGCTGGCTTTCATGGGTGTAGCGCCAGGTCCGCGCCACGGTGAGATCAATGAGACGGCTCTCATAGCTGATCGTGATCGTGCAGGTGTCCGCGTCGTCCTTGATTTCCGGAACATCGAGCCGACCCGAGAACGCCTGCACCGGATCGGCAATGATGCGGCCGTCTTCACCGAGCAGTCCCAACCAGATCCGCCCCGGCAAGCCCTGGCGCGCTTCATCGATGGCCATCTGCACGAGGTCCAGCGGCACGCCGGACAGCGAGATGGCCGTGCCGCCGGCCACGACCTCTCCGGTTTCGTCTAGGGAGCCAAGGCCCAAGAGCGACCCGGCCCCGGCCCAGCTCTGGCCATTCCAGCTGACCTCTCCCAGCCCCGACCAGATCCGGACCCAGCCCGTGGCGAACTGCCCTTCGAAGAAGATGACCGGCCTGAGGTTTTGATCAGCCAGCGCGGTTGCAAAGGCGACGGTGACATCGCGGCTCATCAGAGGGCCCTCGCTGGTTAAAGAGCTTCGCGGGCAGAGATCGTGAAGCGATGCTGATCCGCCCGGCCGATGACCGAGGGCACTGCTGCCGTCAACCGCAACAGGACCGACGGAGCATCAAGGCCGAGCAGCGTGCCTACCGGCACGGAAGCCCGAAGCGGCGGCACGAAGGCGAGCATGGCCTCACTGCCCAAAGGCGTTACCTCCGCCGTCACCTGATAAAGCCGCGTGGTGGCATCTCCGCCCAACTGGAAGAAATCGCCTGCGCGAAGCCCAAGCCCCCAACCCGCCGTGCGCAGGGTGGATGCGCCCGCAACTTGCGCCTCGGTGACGTAAGGATTGCCCAGCCCCAACGGCACCTCGATCGATGGATCGGGGAAGAGGAACCGGCCGCGCAATCCACCAAGGGCGGTGAAGAAGGCCGAGAGCCGACGGGCCTTGACCCCTTGGGTCACCGCCATCTCGATCTGGTACTCCCACCAGGACGCACCCCAGTCCTGGATCTGGGACGTGCCGGTAAAGGGCGAGCGCGCCTCGGCGACGGACGTCACCAGCCGCCGCTCGAGCGAGGTGACGAACGTCAGCGGCAAGACAGGAATGACCATCTCAGATCACCTGACCCCGGCGTCGGCCATCGGCTACGCTTTCCTTGGCAATGCGGGCGATTTCCGGAATGGCCGCCCGCAGGCGCGCGTCGATCTGCTCGGCCACACCCATCTGCGCCCCGCGCGCGTCGATGTTCACGGTGACGCCCGCGCCAATGCTGCCGCTCCGGCCATAGTCAGCAGCCTCGCGTCGGTTCAGCACCCGTTCCCCGCGCTGCAGGATTGTCGGGACCTCGTCGGGGCGCAGACCAACCCAACCGCCGGAATGCATCCGGGGAGCACCAGCGAAGGCCATCGCAGGCACCTGCCGCGTGTGGCCTGACAGCCCAACGATGCCGCCCGCATGCGAGACCGCCGCCGCGACAGACCCGCCGCCAAAGATGCCCGAGAGCGCCGAGGCGATGGGCCCCAGCACCGCGCGCTTGAACGACAGGACCGCGAGGTCCGCTAGGATCGAGCGCACGAGGCCCTTGAAGTCGAACTTGCCGGTCTCGACGAAGCTTCGGAAGGCGCTTTCCGCACCACTGAAGGCACCAGTTAAGGTTTCGCCGAGGCCTTTCCCCCAGTTCAGCGCATCCGTGGCATAGGCTTGAAGAGACTCCGACACTGCACGCCAACCGGTGGCGATCCGATCCCCGGCGCTGCCCGCAGCCCCTCCCGCGCGCCCCATGGCATCCGACAGCCGATCTGCTGAGACGGTCGCCTCATCCAGCGCCGCCGCGCCTTCTTCGCCGGTGCCCGCAACGGCGTCACGAAGCGCGCCCCAGGAGGTGAGCGGCGCCGTCGCGCCATTGGCGAGATCGGTCGCAGCCTGACGGTAGGTGTTCGCGGTGGCCAGCGCCTGGGCGGCGATCGCGTCAAGCCCAAGGTCGGGAACGGTGAGCGGGTTATCCTCGAAGGCTCGGCGAAAGGCGTCTGCTGCAGCCGTTCCAGCATCTGCGGAGGCCCCGGCGAAGGGATTCGGGATGTCGCCGAGGCTGATTTCACCGATCTGACCAAAGGTGGTCTCGATGCCCACTGCGGCAAGCGCATCGCGGATGCGTCCCGTGAAGGCATCGATCCTGCGGATTGCACCGTTCAGCATGGCCTCGATCCCGTCGAGCATGCGGTTGGCGGCCGAGAAGACCAGATCACCGATCACATCCGGCAGACGCGACCAGATCTCGCGGACGGCAAGAAGCGCGCCCTCGAAGGTGTTGGCTGTCGCGTTGCCGAAGCCAACGACACTCTCGATAGCCCCGGCCATGCCGGAAGCGGCATCGGCCTTCAGATCGAAGAACATGGCGGTGGCCGCTGCTCCTGCGGCCGAGGCGCCCATCTTGCTCCGGTCCCAGACCTCGACTGCGACGTCCTTCAAGAGGCCCATGGCCTCGCCGAAGCCGCCCGCGCCTGAGGCCAACCGGGTGAACCAATAGACCAGTTCCCCGGCACCGACGATGAGGGCACCGATGCCAGTGCGGATGAGCGCACCGCGCAAAACAACCAGCGTGGTGGCAAGCCCGCGGACCGAGAGCGCCGCGACGGCCATCGCGGCCACCCAGCGACCAGCGAGGAAGGTGGCGAAGGTCCCGGCGTAGATCGCCAGCCGATCAAGGTTGGCCAGCACAGCATCAAAGGCCCGACTGAACGGGCTGGTGCTAGACGCAAGGGCGACAAACGCATTGGCCACTGCCTCCAGCGACGGGGCGAGCGCCACGGCGATCCGATTGCGCACCCCGGTAAAGACCTGGCCAATGCTGACGAGTGCCAGTTCCGACCGGCGCATCGCGGTAATCGCGTCCGCATCCAAAACAGCCCCAAGCGCCTGCGCCTGTGCTCCAAGCCGGGTCATCTCCGCGCCGCCGTTTTGCAAGAGCGGGATCAGCCGCGTGGCGTCGGACGCCATGGCCTCGAGATAGAAGGTCATCTCCTGTTGGCTGACACCCGCGCGCTCGAGGCTGTCGACATAGAGTTGCAGGGCTTCCGGCCCTGAGAGCCGGGCGAACTGATCGGCCGTCACGCCAACGCGCGGCGCGATATTCTCGAAGAAATCCGCCATCGGCCCGCCGCCGGTTTGCAGGAAGTCGCCCACGCGGTCGTTCACGTCCTTCAGGATATCCGCGAGCTTTTCTTGTTCGATGCCGACGGTGGCCGAGGCCGCGGACCAGCGCTGGAAGACCTCCGGGGTGGCATTGGCCACCTGAGAAAGCTGGCCGATCTCATTAGCCGCTGCCACGGTTGAGCGGGTCATCGCGACAACGGCACCGGCCAAAGCAGTTGCGGCAGCGGTCGCTGCGATCCGGGCCCGGCGCGCGAAGGCGGCCATACGGGCGTTTGCGAGTTCCATTTCACGGCTGAGACGCCCGAAGCCCCGAGACCCGGCCTCGCCGACACCTTCCAATTCGGCGCGCACCTGTCGGCCGCCCGTCGCGGAAAGCCGGACGGAAACGCGCTTTTCTGCCATGGAAAGACGTCCTCATTGGATGACACCTCGTTCCCAATGGAAACGAGGTCAGGTGTGGCCTGTTACGGCCTGCATTGTTTCATTGATCTTGCGCACCATCACCGCCTCGATGGGCGGCAGGAGTTCCGCGATGATGAGGGGCGAAAGCCCAAGGGCTGCCCCAAGCTGTAGCGCTGCCCCCATATCCCAACCGAGGACAGCGCCGCCGCTCATGCCACCCGCCACCCGAACCTGACCGCCAAGCCGCTGCACCAGATCCCAGACCTGCCAGCCCTCAAGGGTCAGCGGCTTGTGCAAACTGCGCGGGCAGTCTGCACATGCCGAAGAACACGCCGCGCAATAGTCTCCGCCCCCGCCGAGTTCCCACTCGGCGAGAGCGGTCAGGCGTTTTTTTCCGCATCCAGAATGAGCGCGCCGGCGATATATTTCGTCTGGAAGGCCTCAAAGATCGGCCAAAGCTCCAGCAGGGCTTCGATGCCCTCAGGCGTCAACGTCAGTGGCTCGCCATCCTCGTCGCCGACGCCGTCCCAATCTTTCACGACGATCCGGGCGACGGCTTTGGCGACAATGCGCGCGAGATCGTCGTTTGTATGGGCAGCATCGCTTTCTGCATCTGCCGCGGCGGCGACAATTGCCGGATCGCTGCGCGCGGCCAGCATAATGGCGGTCGTCAGCGGCTCCACAAGCAGCCGCACGCCATGGCCAAGATCGAGCCAACGGGGCTCAGTTGACAGGTTCAGGCGGAGCATCAGTAAACCTCGTGGTCATTTGTCAGGGTCACGGTGCACATCCGGCCCAATACCGGGTCGCTGGCGGCCTGCCAGTCGAAGGTGGCCTGCACCCCTTGTGGCCCCGATATCTCGATCCGGGGGCACGGAAGATAAACGGCATGGGCTGTCAGGGTCAGGCTTTCGCTTGTTGGCAAGGAATAGGAGAACTCCAACTCACATGCCTCGCCGTTGATCGCCTGGGTGACCAGCGTCTGATCGGCAAAGCGGACGACAACGTTGCCGGTGAGCGCGGCAATAGACGGATCCGCGCCATCGATCTTGCCATCGGCCCGGATCGTCTCAATCCGGTCGAGATTGTTGGCATAGGTAAGGTCGGCAGAGACAACGTTACCGATGTTCGCGCCGTTCCGCGTGATGGCCCCGTTGAAATGGCCAAAGCGCTTCAGGGCAATATTGGTCGGCGTTCCGGCCGCGGTGCTCGTGGCGATGTTTTCGCCTTGGGCCACGATGCTGGCAGTGGCCGTCAGCAAGCCCGACCTCGCCATCTGCCAGTTGAGGCTATCCACCATGCAGCCGGAATACATCGCAAAGCGCGGCACCTCAGGCATCCCGGTCTCGACCGAGAACGACGGCAGCGCCCAATTTCCGGAGCGGAACTCGTGGTTGTAGGGCCCGGCACCGGTGGTCGTCGGCGTGCCAAAGGCTCCCTTCAGCCAGATGCCG